CTACTAAACACAGACGAGAAGCAAATAAATATCATTGCACCTCGTGGTCATGCTAAGAGTTCGGTAGCAGCAGGGATATTTCCTTTGTTTCATTTAATGTTCACTCCAGGGGTAAAAGTGATTGTACTTGTATCCCGTACCCAATCCCATGCTACTAAACTCTTAGGTACCATTAAAGACGTCTTAGACTATTCTCAGGAGTTTAGATACTTCTTTGGCTATTGGGGAATGCAGTCTGCACGTAAATGGACTAATACAGAAGTAGAACTAAAAGACGGTAGCTTGATTATCTGCAAAGGGACAGGACAACAGATACGTGGTATTAAACATGGAAACCAACGACCTACTCTATTAATCTTAGATGACCCTGAAGACGAAAACAATACCAAGACGTCTGAAGCAATGGAGTATAACCTTCGTTGGCTATTACAATCTGGAGTTCCGTCCGTTGACCCCTTAACGGGTAGGATAGTTGTTATTGGTACTCCCCAGCATGAACGATGCTTGGTGGAAACCTTAAAAGAGATGAAAGGGTGGAATACCTTAGAGTTTAGACCTAACTTAGAAGAAGACCTTAGTCTATGGCCCGAAGTGTGGCCTATAGAAAAATTAAAAGATAAGAAAGAAGAATTAGAAAGTATCAACAGACTATCGGTGTTTTACAGGGAATACCTGTGTCAAATCGTTGGTGATGAAGATAATTTATTTAGAAAAGATGATTTACGATACTATGATGGCTACATTGAAAGAGACGAGCAGGGGTTGTCAACTCTCATCCTGACGAACCTTAATGGTGAGGAAGTAGAAGAGAGGAGACCTGTGAACGTGTTCACTGGCATCGACCCCGCATCTAGTACAAAGAAAGGAGCAGACTTTAGTGTTATATTCAATATTGCAGTGGATGGGGATAATAATCGTTTTGTCCTACCTTATTTTAGGAAGCGTGCTACTCCTTTGGATTTGGCTGATTCCATCATTAACAATTTTCAAAACTACAGAAGTAATAAAACGAGGATTGAATCGGTTGGGTATCAGGAGATGCTACGACAATATATCAAAGAAAAAGCAGAAGAACTAGGAATGTTTATACCTGGACTAGAGATTAAAGAGAATCCTAGAACTAGTAAATCCTACAGATTAGAGAGTTTGCAACCTTTGTTTGCTAACAAGAAGGTACATATACAACCTAATATGCAAGCATTTGTAGACGAATTAACTCTATATCCACGTGGAAAGCACGATGATTTACTTGATGGATTCTTTTATGCTAACAAAAATTGCTACAAACCAGTACACGATTCTGTAGAATCAGAGAACAAAACCTCCGTATATAGCAGAAAATCCAATAAATCTTGGAAGACTCTGTAGATTTCTCTTGACAACAACAACATTTTTCCCGTAATTTCGCTATAGTACAATTATGGATAAAAGCAAGTATTTTCTGCAATTTGATGATTTTATTCGCAAGATAGACGAATTAGACAAAGTAGAGATACCAAAGGGATACGTAGCAATAGATGCCAAAAAAGATTCAAAAAAGAGTTCAAAGCACAAGGACACAAGGAAAAGATGATTTACAATTCGTCTTTGATTATGAAACTGGAGATGTCAATCAGGTAGAAATACCAGAAGAAGTACAACTAACCAGAGAAGTATTTACTGATTATAAAAGTGCTAGAGAGTTATGGGCACAAAAATTTCAAGAATCTGTAGAATTTAGAGCTGGTGCTCAATGGACTAATGAAGAACGTGATACACTTGAAGCACGTGGTCAAGCACCAATCGTAGTAAACAGAATACATCCTATTGTAGAGACTGCTAAGTCCCTTCTTACATACAATTCACCTCAGTTCCGTAGTACTGGAAGAGAAGACTCAGACAGAGATACTGCTAAAGTATTTTCTGATTTGTTTCAGTATATATGGCAAATATCAACAGGAGATGAAGAACTAAAACAATCTATTGACGACTATTATGTTGGTGGAATGGGAGTTCTTCAGGTTTATCAAGACCCTGATGCTGATATGGGTAAAGGTGAAGTATATATCAAATCTATAAATCCATTAGATGTATATATCGACCCTAATGCTAAAGATATATATGCAAGAGATGCTGCTCATATTTTAGTTACTACTTATATGACAGACGAACAAGCTATGCAAGTATATCCAGAATTTACTGATATTATAGAACAATCAGCAATGCATCCAGACGAATCAGATGATTATCCAGTTACAAACTTAGCAGCTACAGAAGGACAGCTATTTGACACAGATGGTACTGAAACAGTACACAATAGAAGACAATACATAGAAAGATATACAAGAGAAAGACATTCTTATTACAATGTATATGAACCTTTTTCACAAAGAGAATTTTTATTTGACTATGAAGAATTTGCTGAGTATTCAAATAAATATTATATGAAAGTAAAAACTGTTAAAGGTGAAGAGATAATATTATTTGAAGAAGAGTCTGTAGAAGAAATGTACAAAATAATTGAAACTACTGGAAATATATTTCATTATGAACTTCCAGATTTAGAAGTAAATGAACAAGGTCAACCTATTCCTCAAGAACCTGTAAGAGTTCCAGGAGAAGAAGACGAAAACTCCATACCTGGAAGTACTACTATTTTAATTCCTATGACAACAGAAGAATTAAAAGGAACTGGAGAAATTGTTTGTAATGAAATAGAAGAATGTAGAGTTAGACAAGTTGTTACAGTTGGAGATAAATTATTATATGAACGTTTAATGCCAATACAGGATTATCCTATTGTACCTTTGATGAATGTTCATCATAGAAATCCATACCCTGAATCAGATGTAAGATTGTATAGACCATTGCAGGAATACATTAATAAAATTCGTTCATTGATTATAGCACATGCAAGTACAAGTACAAATGTTAAGCTATTAATTCCTAGAGGTTCTGCTGATTTAAATCAAATAGAACAAGAATGGAGTAAAGCAGGTACAAGTGTTATTGAATTTGATGCAGAGTTAGGTGCACCGATTGTAGCTGGCCCAGTCCCACTACCAAATGAGTTGTATAAAAATGAAGCTGATGCTAAATATGATTTAGAATATGGCTTTGGTATTTTTGAACTTATGCAGGGTAGTGCTAAAAGTGCACCGTCTACTTATAGAGGAACATTAGTTGTAGATGAATTTGGCCAGCGTAGAATTAAATCAAGAAGAGATGATATAGAAGGTATGTTGAATCAAGTTGCTAAAGTAGCAATACCTTTAATACAGCAGTTATATACAGAAGAAAAAGTAATTAGATTGGTTCAACCTAATGGAAATGAAAAAGAAGAACGATTTAATTATTACAAAGAAATGGACAACGGTGAAGTTTCTAAGTATCATGATATATCTGCTGGTAAATATGACATAGTTGTAGTTTCTGGTTCTACATTACCTACAAATAGAATGGCATTATTAAATACTTACATGGAAATGTATAAGATGGGATTAATAGACCAAACAGAAGTGTTAAAGAAATCAGAACTTATAGATGTAGATGGCGTGTTAGAAAGAAGTGGACAAATGAAACAAATGCAACAACAGATGCAAGCTATGGCAGAAGAATTAAAAAGAGTCAAGGGCGATTTACAAACTGCTCAACGTGAAGAAGTTCACGCTAAGAAACGACTTGAAGTAGAAAAATTCAGTGGAGATTTAGATAAAGTATCTAATCGTGCTGATATGGCAACTACGCTTTATAAAGCAAGGTTGAACGATGCAAAACAACAGTTGATGAACTCCAATGTAACTCAGGAAGATGTTGAAGAACTTGATGTTTTTGAACCTATGACTGAAGAAATGGAGAGTTAACAAGGAGATAAAATGGAAGAAAATACAATGGACAGAGTAGATGAGCAAGCAGTAGAAGGTGTTACGACTGAACCGACAGCTGCTTCAGAAGACATTTTTAACGAAATATTTGGACAAGCACAAGAACAGGTTGCTCCTGTAAGCCAAGAAGTAGTTAATAGTGAACCTACTGAGACTCAGACTGCTATGGAACCAAAGAACGACCCTGACCAGTTTCAATACTGGCAAAGTCAAGCAGATAAACGTGCAGCAGAAGTAGATTTATTGAAATCACAGATGGCCGAAGTTATGACCAAAGTGAGTCAACCTACAGAAGCAGCACCAGTAGAGAAGGAAACAGTGTTAGAAAAACCTGTTAAACCATCAAAGCCTGCTGACTTCGACCGTTCTGAAGCTTTAACTGACCCTGATAGTGCATCAGCAAGGTATTTAGCTAAGCAAGAATCTTATTTGGAATCTATGTCAGAGTATGTAGCAACTTCAAATGAAAGAGTCATGCAAACGATGACTAAAGCACAACAAGAGCAAGAAGCTATTGCAAGAGACCAGAAAGTTATGACAGACTTACAGTCTAAGTATAACTATACTCCTCAGCAAGCTAGTGATTTTGTAGCTCAGATGTCATCACCAGATTCATTATCGTTAGATAATTTGGTGCAACTTCACCAGTTGAAAATGAACAATGGTTCACAACAGGTTACACAGATAACCCCAGAAGCTCAACAGAAAGTGGCAGTGATGAATCAACGTAATGAAAAGCTAAGTATACCAAAACCTATCGGAGTCCAGCCAGGAGCTAGTGACCAGTCGCCAACTAAAAACGTAGAAGATAAAATGATGGATGCGATGATTGGAAATTTCAATAAGCGTAATCCATTTTAATTAAGGAGAAGGCAAAATGGCACAAGACGCAAACGGAATATTCTCACCTAGCATTGGTGTTACACCTCAAGGTGTTTCTATCAATGATAGCAGAAGAATATTTAACTTCGGCGAGAGAGTCGCTGAATTAAACCCAGCTGCTTCACCTTTCTTCGCATATTTATCAAAAGTAGCTAAGAAACCTACAGATGACCCTGTATTTAAATTCTTAGAAAAAAGACATCAATGGCAAAGAAGAAACTTCTTTGTTAAAGCAGCAGATACTTTAACTGCTGACGGTTCATGGGCAGCTTCAGAGTTTAATCTGAGCTCATTTGAAGTTGATGTTGATTACGATATTTATGGAAGAAAAGTAAGTGGCGGAGAATACAAAGCTGAGTTTTTACAAGTAGGACAAATGATTGCTATGGAAGCAACAGCTACTTTATCAAGTTCAGCATCACCAGTAATTGCTTATTACAGAATTACAGGTGTAACACAAAACACAACAGATACATCTATTAATGCAGCATATGTTAAAGCTGTAAAAACAGGTGTTGAAAATGGTGAAATATCAACTTATGCATCTGGAGATACTTTAGTATTTGCAGACAATGGTGATGGACAAGTAATTGGTTCAGCATACTTAGAAGGCGATACAGCACCAGCAGGTGGTTGGAGAGATGAATTCTTCTCAAGAGAAGGATATGCTCAAATCTTCAAAACTGTTGTACCTCTATTTTCTGGTACTTCTTTAGCTACACGCTACAGAGGTGACGCTAACGAATACATGAGAGTATATCAAGAAAAACTTATGGAACATAAGATGGACATTGAGAATGCTTTACTATTCGGTTATGGTGTAACTGATGAAAGTTCAACAGACGCTGCACGTAAAACTTGGGGTATCTTACCATACACCGAAATTTACGGTAGAGTAAAAACATTTACTTATGCTTCATCAGGATATGATGACTTTGTAGATGCTATGTCAGATATTTTTGATGCAGAATCTGGTGCAGGTGGCAGTAAAATGGTACTTGCTTCACGTTCAATCATGAACTGGCTTAACAAATTAGGTGGTAGTTCTTTCTTAGGAAATACTATGAGTGCAGGAGTAGGAGCGGCAGCAGATGGCGTACCAACTTCATCAAACTATGGTGTATCTATAGATAAAGGACAATCACTGTTTAATGGTGTTAACGTAACACAAGTAGATACCCTATATGGTACTCTTAACTTTGTTATGGAACCACTACTAAGAGGTCCTTGGGCAAACCACGCTATCGTTGTTGATTTAAACAACGTAGCTTACAGACCACTAGCTGGTAATGGTGAGTCAAGAGATACTCAGATATTAACTAACATTCAAAACAACGATGTTGACGGCAGAAGAGACATGATTCTTACAGAAGCAGGTCTTGAAATTCAACTACCTGAAACACACGCTATCTTGAAATTTAGCTAATAGTTGAATACGGGGGAGTTGCAATATACTCCCCCAAAAAATTTTAAATATTAAATAAAAGGAGAATATTATGGCAAATCCAGGAGCATTATTAAGAGGTGCGAAGATGTTATCTAAAACACCTATGGCTAAAAAAGCAACAAAGAAAGTGTTAAATGTTTTAAGAGGCATGAAAAAAGAAAGTAAACTTGTTCCATCAAAATACAAACAAGGCGGTAGAGGACCAGGAGCTACTACTAGAACTACGAAACCTGCAAAAGTAAGCAAGTCTTACGGTCAACAGCAAGCAAGTACAAATAATTTAATGAGAGACCCTATGACAAAAAAGATGGAATTGCAAGGTCAAAAAAATGTTAATATGTACAAAGACGCATACAAAAAAATAGTTAAATAGGAAAGTAAATGAGTATTAAAACAGAAATAGAAGCATACACTGGTGACATAGATACTCCAGACATTACTGCACAAGCATTGCAGTTTGCAAAAGATGGTGTAAGATATATTTATTCTATAGTGTTGACTAACCCTGAAATGGGAGAAAGATTGTCAGCTAATACAGATTTAAATACTGCAGCACCAACACTAGCATTAACAAATGTAATGTCGTTAGACTATGTTTTAAGAAATGACGGTGCTATTGATAGACCTTGTATTGAAGGTGAACCTTCTATGGCGGGAGCATATAGTGACCCAGATAGTTTACACAGAGCAACTTTAACTAGCCCTGTTTACTATATTAAAAATAATGTATTAACTATTGTACCTACACCTGTAAATGCACAACTTGGTAAAGTAGGGAGTGTAACACCAGATACTACATTTTCTTTAACTGATAATTACTCTAGTTTAACTGGACTATTACCAGAACTATATTCTGGAGTTACCTTATATACTGCAAGCATGGTATTGTTAACTAAAATGAATGCTATAGGAAAACCAACAGATACAAATCTAACTACTATCGCAGGTACTGCTAGCGTTGATACAGAAGCTGATAGAGTAGATATTACTAAATGGTTTAATATTGTTGGTGATTATATACAAGATGAAGATGTTGAACTAGCATCTGCATATTTATCAAAAATAAATAGTTATTTACAAAATTATCAAATGGAACTAACTGGAGACCAATCACAATACCAGTGGTATGAATCACAGTATGTAAAAGTAAGTCAATCGTTAGCTGCATTTTTAGAACCTTATGTGAGCGGAGCATAAAATGAAATTACAACGTATGATAGATATGGTAAAAAAACATCATCCAGAACTTGGTAATGTTGAGATTATTGAAATGTTAAATCAAGCATCTGATGAATTTTGCCAAAGAACATTATTGTTAGATGAAGCTACGCAATTTACTACAGTAGCTGGACAAAGATATTATGGATTAAAAGATGGTATATTAGAAATTAAATCGGTAGACCTACAAGACGAAGATGGTAATCATAAAACTATTAAACGTTTATCAGGTAGACCAAAGTATAGGGATATAGACTAATGTCAAATAATTATTCAAGAGTATATAATAAGTCAACAAAAGAAAATGTTTGGTGGATTGAAAGAGATTCTATAGGATTAGCTTTATATGACCCGTTAGCAAGCGAAGTAAATAGGTTTGCAAGTTTAGCATCTGCTTTAAGTGTAACATTATTTTATCACAAAAAGGCAGACCACTTTGGTAGACAGATAGCATTAGATGGTACAGTTACAGATACTACTAATACTACAAATTTGATGGATGAACAAAGTGAATTACCAGAACAATTTCATCAATTTTTAGTAGATAAAGCAATACAGGTTGGTTATGAACAAAAACCAGAGATGATTCAAATGGCTACATACTTTGAAAGAAAATTTGAAAAAGGAATTAAAGAGGGTAAAACCTACAAAAATAGAAACAGAATTAGTGGAGTGAGACACGTAAGGCAGTCTAGTTATTAATGGCTAAAACATGGAGAACAGGAGAGTTTGGATTAACTTCGTTTGATGACCATAGTTTATTTTTTAACGAGTTAATACAGCACTTTAACGATAATATAAATGAGAATTTCTCAGACATCGCTATTTTATCTGATATTAGTACTCAAGACATTGGAGTTATTTCTGATGTCAGTACAACAGATATGGATAAAAACAATACAGGTTATACTGATATTGCCTTATCAGGTAGTAATATATATACCGATATTGCTAAGTCTGCTACACCAGTTTCTGGTTACGAAGATAGGATAAAAAATACATAGGAGATAATTATGGGTGGAAGTTTAACAAGTCCAAATAAGATTAAAGACGTCTATAAAAAAATAGTCTTTTATGATGACAATAAATTTAAAATAGATAATGGTAGTGAAGATGTTGTTGTAAGCACTGAAACAACATTATCTGAAATAGAAACAACTAATTTTGCAGATAGTTCTTTAGTACTAGAAAGTGAAGGATTAAACTCTTCAGACAATGATACGAGTTTACCTACAACAGCAGCAGTAAAAGATTATGTAGATAATCAGGTAACTGCCCAAGATTTAGACTTTCAAGCAGATACAGGTGGAGCATTATCAATAGATTTAGATAGTGAATCATTAACAGTGTCTGGAGGAACGGGAGTTGCAACAACTGGAAGTGGTAATAGTATTACTGTAAACACAGTAGATAGTGAAATAGACCATAACAGTTTAAACAATTATTCTAGCGATAAACATATAGCACATAGCAATATTACATTAACAGCAGGAGCAGGACTAACTGCAGGAAGTGGTGGAAATATTGCTGCTAATAGAAGTTTTGCTGTGGGAGCAGGTACTGGAATTACAGTAAATACTAATGATGTTGCTGTAAATACTAATGTTATTGCTACAAAAACTTATGTAGATACTCAGGTTAGTACGGTAAATACATTACAAGAATTAACAGATACTAACATATCTAGTCCTAGTGACAAAGCTTTATTACAATATGATAACAATACAAATAAATGGATAGGAGTAACAGAAATTGACGGTGGTCAGTTTGTTTAAAGGGGAAAAATATGAGTAACAATACATTAAAAATTAAAAGAAATGGAACGTATAACCAGACATTAAAACCGAGTTCATTAGAGTACGGTGAATTAGCATATTATAATGCAGGTAGAGAATTATTTATAGGTCATAATTCTGACGGAAGTAATATAATTACTACACATTTACCGTTATTAACAGATTTAAGTGTTGGAACTAGCAGTACTAGTTCTAGTAGTAATGTAGACCTTATTTTAGCAGACACTGGTTCAGGTGATACAGATAATACTCACACTATTAGATTGGCTTCTAATTTAACTGGTGTTAGTAGTATAATTAATTCAGCTTTAACCGTAGGTAGAGATAGTGCTACTAATATAGACTTTTCAGATTCAAATAAATTACATCAAAAAGCTAACAGTAAAATAGTATCTACAGCCAATGGAACAGATTTTACTTTATGGGATGATATTGAATTAATATTTGCTCCAGCTTCTGAAGGTACTTCGTTAAATACTTGGTCAGAAATCGTAGAAACTAATACAGGTGCTAATGCTAACGTAGCAGAAAAAGGCGGACTATCTATAAGAAGTGGTAGAGCTGAATCTTCTACGAAGTATGCTGAAATTAGAATGACAAATATACCTTCTACTGCTACAGGACAATCAAATATTGAAATAAATCCTCCTCATAGTAATTCAGGTCAAGATGTAGATTTTACAGTATATGACGAAAATAGAAATGCACAAATTAAAGTTGTAGCAGATTCTTCTGCACCTATGACTACTATTAGAAATTTAACAATACCTTCAAATGGTAGCATTGATGTTAATACTAGTTTAAATATTGACGACATTGAAGTAGACACTCTTTCATCTGATAATGGAACTACTGTAATGACACTTGCATCAGGTGATGTTACTTTTAATCAAACAGCAAGAGTTGATGATGATATAAGAATATTATCTGGTAGTGATATTTTATTTGAAGGAGCTAGTAGTTCTTTTTCAGATATGATTAGAAAATCTGCAAACACTGGTCAGTTTTTAATTAACAATGCTGTAGCAGGTAATATTGAAAGTACTAATACCTTAGAATTACGAAATAGTATTGCAAGTGGAGATATTTTATTTACAGTAAATACAGGTTCACAGCAAACAGCTATGACTATCGATGGTGCTACTAAAAAAGTTACTATTTCAGGAGATTTGCAAGTAGAAGGTACAACAACTACTGTTAATTCTGATACGATTACTATAGCTGATAAAAACATTACTATAGCACAAGGAGCAACTACTAGCACTCAATGGAATGGAGCAGGAATAACAGTAGACGGAGCTAATAAATCTATGACCTATGACGATGACGGAAGTACTTCAAATTGGGCATTTGACGACAGTATGATTGTTACAGGAACCATGGAAGTAACTGCAGGCTTTGTAAATACTGAATTTGATGGCGGAACATACTGATAAAGGATATAAATGGGTAATACATTAAAAATAAGACGTGGGTCTGGTGCACCAACGCATACAGACTTTGCTGAGTATGAATTAGCATATGATTACAGTGCAGATAAATTGTACATACGTGATGGTAATGCTATGGTTGAAGTTGGTGGTGGAAACAGCACAGCTACATCTTCATTTTTAACTGGAGATTCTTTAGTATCATACGATGGTTATATAATGACGAGAGGTATTGTCAATGAAAATGAAACTGGTGGTACTCCTGCAGCTATTACTTTTGGTAATGGTGCTACTTATAATAATGACAATATATCTTTAATTACAGCTGGTCAAACTGCTTTATTTATAAATGCATCTGGAAATGTAGCTATTGGCGGTACAACAGCTAATAGAGATTTGCAAGTCAATGGTGATGGTGTCATAAGATTAAATAATGCTTCAGGTGATACTGGTATTGACTTTAATTCTTCTGATATGCAAATAAGATATAGAGGTGCAAGTGATTTATTACAGATTTATTCTTATGGAACTTCTTCTAACATTGTTACAATAAAAAAATCTGATGGTAATGTCGGTATAGGAACTACATCACCACAAAGTAAACTTCATACTGTGCAAACTTTAGATACAGTTTCTAATACCCTTGCTAATGGTAATTATGGTTTAGTTGTTGCAGGAGATGTTGCAGGAGTTGCAACAGATACAGTAGGAATACACTTAGCTGCTAAATCAGTATCAGGCACACCAACAAGAGGAGCATCAATTCTTGCAGAAGTTCAATCAACAGGAAATAATCACGATTTAATTTTTGCTACTTCAGCAGTATCTGCAGCACCTGCAGAAAGAATGAGAATTACAGATACTGGTAATGTCGGTATAGGAACTAACTCACCAACACAAAAGCTACACATAGCAGAAGGAAATGTTCTTATTACTAAAACAAATGGTCCTGGAACAATATATTTAAGAGATAGTAGAGCATCTTATAATGCACAAATATCACAAAGAAGTGATGGTAGAATATCTTTAGCTACAAGAGCAGGAACTTATGGAAGTAATGGTTCAATAGAAATTTTAGACTCAGGGAATGTCGGTATAGGAACTGCATCACCTGCAGAAAAATTAGAAATAAGTGGTGGTAAATTATTAGTATCAGGTGGTCAAATAAGAAGTGGTTCATACTTAGAGGGTTTTCCAAGTTTTAGTTTTGCTAATGATACTGATACTGGAATGTTTAGTGATACTGCAAATCAATTAGAATTTTCTACTGGTGGTAGTTCAAGATTAACTATAAACTCATCAGGTAATGTAGCAATAAATCAAGGTAATAGATTTTATCTTGACGGAGTTGCTGGAAGTGGAGACACTTACATACAATCAGATTCTCCTGACAATTTAAGATTTGTTGTTGGTAATCGTAATATGATTGAAATGATTGAAGATGACAGTCAAGATATGGTAGTTATTGGTAATGGTACGACTGATGTAGATTTTGTTGTAGAAGATGATGCTGGAGTAGCTGTATTAACAGTAGACTCAAGCACAAGTAAAACAACTTTACACAGCTTAGATGTAACTAATGCTTTAACAGCAGGTTCATTTGAACTTACAACTTTACAAGTAGCAAATATTCAATATACAGATGGAGATGCTGCTATAACTATTGCAAATGGTGGAGGCGTTTCACTAGCTAATGGATTAACAGTTGATAGTGGAGCTGTAGGCTTTAATGGTGGATTAGATATGAATGAGAATAATATATCTAATGTAGCACACCTTGGAGTAGACAAAATATTTGGAGACGCAGATTTAGATACGCAAATAAACTTTGATGGCAGTGATGTAATAACTTTCGATACTGGTAATGCTGAAGCTATGAGAATCAATGCTTCTCAAAATGTCGGGATAGGAACTAACTCACCTGGTGCTTTATTACACTTGAACGAAGATGATAATGCAGTTGCTTTCAAAGTAACTGGTGGTAGGGGTGGTAATAAAATAGCATCATTTGTTAGAGATGTTGGAGTAGCAAGCCCTTATGCTGAAGTATATATTCATGCAGGAAGTGGCGACCCACAAATAACATTTAGAGATGCTGGTAATAAATATTTTTCAATAGGTATAGATGATAGTGCTAATTCTTTTAAAATTTCCGATAATTCTGGAGTAGGAACTAATGATAGATTAACAATATCATCATCAGGAGATGCAACTTTTACTGGTGTAGTAAAATTACAAAGCGAGTTAGACTTTACGGGTAATGGTAATAAAAACATAGATGTAGAAACTTTAGAAAATAATAACTATTTACAGATTAGACATCACAATCCTGTTGGTAATGCATTTGAAAATGCTATTAGATTTAATGCAAATGGAGGTGCATTAATTTATTATAATAATGGCTTAAGATTTGAAACTACTGATGCTGGAGTTAATGTAACTGGTAAAGTTGAAGCTACTGGTAAATTAAAAAGCACTATGAACGGTGGTTTTACTATTGGTAATGTTACTGGAGAAGATAGAATACAAAATTCTTCTAATTCATTTAGTTTTTTAACTGACGGAAATGCTTATGCTAATATGACATTTGGAACAGTAACTGCTGGTACTTGGCAAGGAAGTGCTATAGCTAATGCTTATATTCATGATTTACCAGCGTCTAAAATAACAAGTGGTACTTTTTCTTCAGCAAGAATGCCAGCATCTTTTGGTGCTGATTCTGTTACACAAGACGATATAACAAATAGAACAGAGTCTGGATTTTATCAAACTTCTACTGCTACAACAGCCGAAGGTTGGCCTTTTAGCGGTACTTGGTCACATTTATTAGCTACTACGCACACTAACGATGCTAATTATTTTAGTATGCAAATAGCAGGTAGCTTTTTTGACCAAAACTTTTATGGAAGAAAAACAAATAATAGTGGCACAACAAGTTGGCAAAGATTTATTACTACTGCTGATGTAGGAAGTGGTAATGGTTTAGATGCTGATTTATTAGACGGAGTAAATGCAAGTGGTTTTCCAAGAAGAGGAAACCTAGCAGAAAACACTGCAAGTAGTATTACCACATTCAACTCTAACGCTGCAATAGATACATCAAGTGGTAATCAATCTGGATTACAAGTATATCAAGATACAATTGGTGAAGATGCGTTTATGACATTTCACGTTGCTAATGACTATGCTCTTTATTTTGGACTAGACGGAGGTACAAATGATTTAGCAGTTGGTGGTTGGAGTAAAGGAGCTAATTCTTATAAAGTATGGCACGAAGGTAATACCAGTTCGTTTACAGGAGATATAGTTTCTTCTCAAAGAGATAAAGGTTTATTTGGCACATACGATTCTTACAAAACAGACCATATTTGGTCTATGGGTACTGCTTACAGAAACTCATCGACAGGAGCAGACTTTGGTAATCTTTATGGATTAGCTTATAAACACGTTAATAATACTACTGGTGGAACTATGGGTGGCGGACATCAAATGGTATGGGCTACTAATGGTACGCCAAGAGCTGCATTAGGAGAAACTAGTATTTGGTCAAAAAATTATTTTCATGCAGCTCGTAATTATGGAGGTTCTTGGGATACTGGTAGAGATACTGCTTTAACTTTTGACGCAACTAGTAGCGGTACTGCTTACAATGTTTTAAGAGTTAATACAGATAACGGATTTAAACTGCAAACACTAGGTGGAACTGGTGGTACCCAAAGGTGGTATACAAGCGGTTCTAATTATATACAATTTACTGGAACTACAATTACTGCATCTTTAAGTGGAACTGCAACAAGTGCTAATAACTTGCGTGATAGTAGTAATAATTTAGTAAGAATAGATGGTTCAAACGAATTAAATTTTTATAATAGTGCTGGAAATGCAGCAGCATTATATATTAATCACCACGGTTCAAATTCAGAAGTAAATATTGCAAATAGTGGTGCTCAAATAGGACAAACTTACGGTGTAAGAGTGCCAGATGGCTCAGCAGCAACTCCAACACATTCTTTTAATAACGACCCTGATTTAGGATTTTATCGTAATGGTTCTAACAATATGAGATTTAGTGCTGGTAATGCTATTAGAGGTACTTGGAATGGCGATGGACTAGTATTGAATGGTGGTTCATTAGGAGTTAATGTAGCTATACCAACAACAGATGGAGTTATAAGAGCTGGTAATGATGTTATAGCATACTACTCATCAGACAAAAGATTGAAAGAAAATGTTAAACCTATAGAAAACGCTATAAATAAAGTATCTAAGATTAGAGGTGTTGAATTTGACTGGATTGTTGATAAGGAAATTCACGACAACGAAGGACACGATGTAGGTGTAATAGCACAAGAAGTAGAAAAAGTTTTACCTGAAGTTGTAGAAACTAGAAATAATGGATACAAAGCAGTTAAATATGAAAAGATTGTTTCTTTATTAATAGAGGCAATAAAAGAACAACAACAACAAATAAACAAATTAGAGGAGAAGTTAAATGGGTAAAGTAATAAGTGCAGTAGATGCAGCAGTTGAATCAGTTGAATCGCCAAAAATGGTTTCAATTAAACATACTAGAGTAATGAAAGATGCAAGCGGTAAAGATGTTACTGTTTTGGATTATGAAGAAACTAAAGATGTTGATAATGCTATAGCAGATGCAGAAGCACAAAAAGCAAGACTAGAAGCTGATTTAGTAGATGTAGAAGCTGAATTAGTAGATTATAAAGCAATTAAAGACGCTGAGTAATAAATGGGTTTACCAGCAATAGGAACAACTAATTTTGGTATAGGTAGTGTAGGTGCTGATATTAAAACAGGCACGGGTTGCAATCAAAGTACCAATTTAAGTTTAAAAGGTCTAATGATTGGTACTGGAGGACTTACGTTTGCTTCTTCTGGTGGACCTTGTGTAGATATGGACGGTGGGAGTCCACCACCAACAATAGGAGATGCACCGTACGCAATGAGTGAAGTAAGAGGATTGTTTCATGATGACGACCCAGGTGGTGGCGGCGGAGGCGGTCCACCTCAACCGTAGGAAAAATTATGAAAGTAAGTGAATACAGAGAACAAATGGCTGAAAGAGTTGCTGTTATAGAAGCTCAAGTAATTGATATTTATCACGATATTAAAGAAATTAAAGAATTAGTTAAAGAGCAAAATGGTAGAGTACGTACCAATGAACAAAACATTGCACGTATTACTGCTGTTGGTATGGTAATAGCAATTTTATTAGGAATATTATAGGGGATAACAATGGAAGTAAACAAAGATAGTAAGTTTACTCTAAGTATAGAGACTGCTATAAGTATAGCTGTTTCAATATTTATGGTAGTAGGTTTATGGTTTAATTTGCAAGCTGATATAGAGGAAGCTAAAGCATTACCAGAACCTCCTGTAAGTAGAACAGAGTACGACTTAAAAGACCAAATGATTCGTAATAGTATTATGAATACAGAAGATAAAGTAGAGGCACTTGAAGATAAGGTAGATGATATTAAAGAAGATACCAGAAGCATCAATGAAACTTTACTTAACATGAATAACAATTAGGATGGATTATGCAAAAGTTGATAAGTATGTGGTTATTGGGACTTGGGTTATTTACCTCGTCGCTATATTCGCAATCAGTATCTTTGGATAGTTTTCAGCAGATACAAGCATTAAACATACATAAGTGTGCAGTAGTGCAAGTAAATGCGTCTTGGAACTATCAAAATAGAGTTAATCTAACACAACTGAATAACTTGTGTTACATTGCAGAAATAGATATTGAAAATAAAACAGTTGGTGCTGTAATAGTAAAAGAATGGAGCATAGATATAGTTCCTACTATTATAGTATTAAAAGAAGGCGTAGAAGTAAAAAGATTTGAACCTGGTATTTCTATGAGTTTTGATGAAAAAACTATTATAGAAAGTATTAGGAAAGAAGTTAGATAGGTGTTATATTAGACATCATGCGTAAAGTATTCGGAAATAATGCTAAAAAACACAGCAATGGAAAGAAGAAAACACGTCAAGGAATGTCTAATAATACCAAATACGGAACTAAAACTAGTAGTAAATACTATAAAAAGAAAAGTAGAGGACAAGGATAATGGCTAGAAAAAAAGATTCAAGACTTACTAGAGCTGGTGTATCAGGTTATAATAAACCTAAACGTACTCCTGGTCATCCTACTAAATCGCACGTAGTAGTAGCTAAAGTAGGAACACAAGTAAAGACTATACGTTTTGGTCAACAAGGCGTTAGTGGTGCTGGTAAAGCTCCTAAAACAGCAGCTGGTAAAGCACGTAGAAGAAGTTTTAAAGCAAGACACGCTAAGAATATAGCTAAAGGCAAAATGTCTGCAGCATATTGGGCAAATAAAGTTAAATGGTAAAAGGAGGGCATTATGCCACAAGGTAAAGGAACATATGGTAGTCAAGTTGGTAGACCATCAAAGAGAAAGAATAGTACCGACAATTATGCACAAACACAAAGAGGCAAGGGACAGAATAGTACAGACAATATGAATGATGGACCTATTGATAAGAAGTTAACACCAAAACAACGTAAGCTTCCAAAACAATTAAAAGAAGCTATTTTAAAAGGTAAAAGAGATAAAAATAAATCGAGTATTTAATGCCAAAGAAAGCTAAATCAAAAGTAAATCAAGCTGGTAACTATACTAAGCCATCAATGCGTAAACGATTGTTTCAAGTAATTAAAGCTGGTAGTAAAGGGGGAAGGCCTGGACAATGGTCTGCTCGTAAAGCACAAATGCTTGCTAAACGATATAAAGCAGCAGGTGGAGGTTATAAGTAATGGCATTAGCTAAGTCACAACAGAGTTTAAAAAAGTGGACTAAGCAAAAGTGGGGAACAAAGTCTGGTAAAAAGTCATCAGAAACTGGTGAACGTTATTTACCCGATGCTGCAATTAAAGCATTAAGTGATAAAGAATATGCAGCTACTACACGTAAAAAAAGAAAAGATACTAAAAAGGGAAAGCAACATTCTAAGCAACCTAAAAAAGTAGCTAAGAAAACAAAAGCTTATAGATAATAACATAATAGGAGACCACTAAAAATGGCAAAAGAAAAAAAAGTAGACCTAAGACAAGAAGCACAAACTAAGATGGAATCTATGGTTGAGCAACATAATACACTTGTACAGGAATTACAGAGTGCTAACGAAAGATTAGCAGAAATTAAACAAATGATAATCGAGCACCAAGGATATATGAAAGGCCTTGAAGCTTGTGAAAAAGATTGTGAGGTAAAATAATGGGACCAATTCTAGGTAAGTTATTAGCAAAACTAGGTACTGAAAAAGTATTGAAAGCTATTGTACTACATTTAGGAGAACACTTAGTTTCTAAGTCTTCAAATAAATTAGATGACAAGCTGTTTGCAGAAATTAAAAAAGCATTAAAATAGGAGGTTTCATTGAAACTTAAAAAACGTGGTATCGTAATACCTGACCAGCATTATCCGTTAGAAGATAGAGCTGCAGTAGAATGTGTTAAGAAAGCAATACTAAAAGTTAAACCAACAGTGTTTGTAAATCTTGGAGATGTTGGAGAATGGGAATCCTGTTCTGCTTGGAAGTATAAAGATAAGAAGCTACCGCCTTTAGAGTTTCAACTACCTTTAGTAGATGAAGAAATAAGGTTAGTGAATGAAGGATTAGATGAATGGGATGAAGTACTTAAGAAAGTTAAATGTAAAGAAAAGTATCTCCTCCAAGGTAATCACGACCTCTGGTTGGATAATTTCGCTAACAAGTATCCCTATCTTAGTGATTATACATTTTTTAAAGCGTGTAAAATCAAAGAGAGAGGATACAAATACACAGAATACAACTTACCAATCCAAGTAGGTAAGTTGGTATTCTTTCATGGTGCGTATGCGACTACGTATCATGCTAAGAAACATTTAGAGTCGTATGGTGAGAATGTTATGTATGGACATACCCATGACATACAACGACATACTATGACAAAGTTTGATGGCAACATCGGTGCTTGGTCTATGGGATGTTTAAAAGATATGTCACACGAGAATAACAAGTGGTTAAAGGGTAGGCTACATAACTGGGGTCACGCATTTGCTATTGTTGATTGGTTTGACAATGGTGAATTTAAAGTAGAAGTAGTAGAAATAACAGATGGTAAAACAACGTTATGGGGAGAGTTAATAGATGGCACCAAGTAAAGTAAAAGGTGAAAGCATTAACAATACTCGTAGGTTATACAACTTAAAAAAGAAAAAAAAGAAGAAGAAAACTAATGCCAAAAAAAGCTATAAACGTAAGTAACTTCAGCGGGGGAGTCAACAACAATACTAATCCTAGAGATTTAGCAGATAATGAATTTCAAATACTGCATAATGTTAGTAATGAAATTCCTGGTAAATTGAAGATGATTGGTAACCAAGATACTGTTACTACCGATTCTGGTATTAATAGTATTACAGGATTGAACCATGGTAATGGATTACTGCATACTAACTTTGATAGAAATGTTGGTGCACCTACTGTTATTAACGAAACAGAATATTTATTTATTAATGACACCGTTAATAGTGAAGTAGAAATATTAGATGTTACTAATAACGATTTAGAATCAGATACGATTAATTATGGAGATACTTCTTCTAAGATTGAAATGTATAATGTAGATGGTGCTGTACGTGTAGTACCACACTATGGTAATACTGGTAATACTCCTAAAGTATTTACTTACTATAAATTCGAAAGAAAGCTAGGTATTGCTGCTGCTTTAGTTGGTATTCATAACATACAAACAGGAGCTTATGATACTAACGATTTATTTATAGCACCATTACGAAGTAGACAAGGATATAATTACGATATAAATACATTGTATAGTCATATAGAGCATGACGGTGAACCTCACTTTGACCCTGCTGAAGGCTCTGAGGTTTATATACCTTCAACTGTCATCTTGTCAAATATAACTAATAATAATAGATATAATGTTAATTTTGATACATTAGAGCAAGATTTAGATGATTGGGAAGAATATGAGGTTGATGCTTACACTGTTAGTAAAAAAGGTTCAATGGCTTTTATACCTTATTTTAAAAATCATAGTAATCAAGATGCAACATCGGAAATATTAGTGAATACAAATATACGTTATGGTTTTTGGTGCTCAAAGGTATATAAAGATTTTAATGGCACTTCTCAAGAATCTGCTGCTGCATATATTGGTGTTGCACCTCAACATACTAATGCAGATGATATTACTCAAATATTACATTTTGGTTTAATAGGTAGATTAGGAAACAAAGAATCCAATTATGCAGGATTCAAAATATACTGGGCAAAAATTGATGACTTTATTGCAGCTGATGGAACTAACACTACAATAGATGAAGGTTCTATTGGTGCTAAATACTTATTTTGTGAAGTAGATTTTGAAAAAGGTTTGCGTATTGCAGGGGAAGAAACCTACGCACCTTTTAGTACAGATGAAAAAAATACTGAAGCACATTTTGTATATCCTTCTACTTTTTATACAGCTGGTACTGATGCATATGCAGTAGGTAAAGATTTATATATTTTACCAACTGTTGAACCTTACATTATAGATGCACCTAGTATTATAGGTGAAGCTAATACTGGATTTAAAACATCTACAATGTTGAATAGAAGAATATACGCAGGTAATGTTCAATACTATAATGAAAAACGTGAGCTAGTAACTAAATCTGATAGAGTATTAAAGTCTTTACCAAATCAATTTGACTATTTTGAAGAACAAAGTTTTATAGATGTAGAAGTAGAAGACGGTGATAGTATTGTAAGATTAGCTAGTACAGGTAATAAATTATTACAATTTAAAAAACAAAAT